TACGGTCTTCATCTGCAGCTAGTTTAAAATCTTGTTCGTATTGTTGTTTTAATAACGCAACTCTTTCTGGGTTCTTTTTTAAAGCTATGTAGTACGCTAACCCACTAGCCATACAAGGAATAAACCTTGAAGGTACTTCTGGGTCTTGAGCAGATGCTGTCACATCATCTATACGTTGTATAGTATTAGCTATTAAACTGTAAGTTGCCGCACTGTCTGGTGTTGGCCACAGTTTTACTACAGGTGTTGTTTGCCTGTCTAGAAAAAATTGAGTGGGTCTTCCTGTGGAAGATTTATCAGGTATGTTTAAATATTCTGTACGACCTATTCTAGTGAGCTGTAAGTCTGTTGTTGTAGAGTTATCTACTTGTCTTATGACTGCAGAAACTATATCTATGTCGTACGAATTAAGTGTGTAACTGCTCGTACCTGCGGTTAGGCTTGTGGTGACCTGCTCGATAGTCCAAAGGTTTACACCTCTATTAGCCCAATCTGCAAACATGATGTTCAGAGACCGCCTTGCAGCCTCTGCATCATATCCTGTCCTAAGCTCTAAGCCAGCTAACTCATATGCTTCTTCAATAGTGTCCGCAATGGTTAGCTGGAAAGTCTTAGTTCCTGATGTCGCCATTATTCGTAGTCTTTAATACAGTGTAAAACTATCATGTAAGTATCACCTGAACTATGACCAGTGGTTGTGAGTAAAAGATCTCCGTTTTTACCTGAGCCTGCTGTATTTTGTATTCCACCGAAAGGTGAAAAGTCTAAAATACCATCAGCACTTGGATTTAATTCCATACACAAAGTGTTTGAAGTTGCATTCCAGAATAAACCTATCTTAGTAAAACCTAAAATAGAGTAATAAACTTTAGTAAGTTTAACTCCTGTGCATGCTGCTCCATCACTTTTACGTGCTGTTAAAGCACTCACATCCACTTTAGCGACAGCACTTTCACCAGTGCCGTCACTAACATTGGTCAGCTGAACTACGAAATCTTTGTCGCCATCAAGGATGGTTGTTGAAGTTACTGCATCAGCCATTATTTACTCCTGATTATGCGTCAGCGAATGGTGTTACTAAAGTTCCTGAACCTAGTGTAATACCTTCTACTGCATATTTAGCCGAAGCCATAGCAGTTACTTTGATAATACTACCAGCAAGTCCACCTTTAGTTGAGCCATTCAAAGTGATAACATCGTTAGATGCTCCAGATATAAAAGTTTTACCTGTTGCATTATTTACACCAGTGTACAACCCACCAACAAACTTATCAGTTCCGTCTGTTAGTATGTCCATATCTGTAGCTGCAGTTTCTACTACAAAGAAGAAACTTGCACCTAAGTTATTAAGTTGATTAGGATCTGTAGGATCAGATGGTGAAGTTGTTACTATACTAGGTAACGTAAACTTACCGTCTGCATCATTACATGTTAGTATCTTTCCTGCGTGTGCAGCAACAGTTAAACTTGTGTCTGCTGTTAAGCTGACTACTACTGAACTACCTGCAGAAATAAAACCAGCTAATGATTTTACTGGTCCTGAGAACGTCGATTTTGCCATAATTTCCTCCTTTGGAAATATGTTTTATAGTCTTGGCTTGTCTGCTAGGTCAGTCTATAAAACAAATTATTTACCCTAGATGAATTTATTCTATAGTAATACTTATAAAAAAGAAAGGGATCCGAAGATCCCTTTCCTAAGCTATGCTTAATGATTAAGCACCTGGAGATCCGTAGATTCCACGCCAGTCACTAAAGCCGAAAGAATATCTTTCTCTAGCTTTATACCTAACGTTACCAGTTTCGAAGTCTCCTTCCATACCAGTTGTCATTGGCGCTCTTTCAAAGTGCTTCAGACCATTAGGGGCATCTGTCTTGATAAAGAATGCATCTGTATCAGTTAGATAGTGGTTAACAACATAACCCTCTGGGAACATTCCCATGTTCTTCATAGCGTTGATGTCGTTATCCGATGTAGCTACTCTTCCTGGAGAATTTAATATTCTGTCAGCCACAAACTGAAGTTGTGGTGGGACGATTAGCTTTCTAGCTTGTACATTTACTTTGATGCCTCTTTCGTCTTTAAACGCAGAGATATCAATTAATGCATTCTCTAACGAAGTTTCGTTCAAGTCAGCAGCAGTGCTTGGTTCATTAGACTGATCGCCAGCTGTTAAGCTAGGGTGGTCAGTTGTCATGAGAGGTTTACCATCTCCTCCAGGGAATGAAGTAGAGAAACCATTGTTAAGCACGTTTGCAGCTTTTACTTGCTTCGTGTTAGCCATTGATCTAGCTAAAGCTCTTGTGTATCTTGAAGAAAGAGTATCGTAGAGATTATCTTCGATAGCTTCTTCAGTCAATGCGAAAGCCAAAGCCACTGTCTCATGAGTATAACGAGATGTGAAAGTTTCTTGAGCTGTATCATAACTTACTGCTGCACCTTCTCCTTTTACTGGAGCTTGTGCGAAGCCTGATAACATCACTTCTTCCTCAAACGCTCTGTCTGAAGCTTCAGTGTCAAAAATCTCTGCATGCTCGTTCTCATAACGGTTGTACTCGAGACCAAAAAGTGCATTTAGTCCTGGTTCGAGTTCTTTTACTAATTGAGCTCTATTAATTGCCATTTTATATCACCTTTTAGTCGTTACCGTATGTTGAAGCTGGGAATATGAAATACCCTCTAGCGTATTGAGCATTAGCTGTGTTATCTGGTCTAGCCACATAAGCAACTAATTTAGCTATACCACTAGCGGTAGTTGTAGTCACACCTTCTTTCGAACGGTTGTTGTTAGTATCACCTGCAGTTGTAGAGATAGTGTGTACTTTTCCTACATCAGCTTGAGTTGGAGTCCCAGTAAACTGAGCTTCATAAACTATGTTAGGATCAGCATACACGTATGCTTTAATATCTGCAGAACCAAGTGTAGTAGTTCCAGAGACGAATCTTCTTGTAAAGATTACCTCTCCAGTTGTGTCTTGGTATTCACATCCACCAAATACACCTAGCGGAGCATCAGTCGCTCCCCCCTGAAGTACATATCCACTTGTGAGCTTGACGACGTCACCTGAAAAGATATCGCCACTAGCACCACTTTCGATAGGAAACTCAGAAGGGCGAATAGTGCCTCCAGCCATGTGATAAGCTGGTGTGAATCCATTTGGATCATTTACATTTGCCATTGTTTTTCACCTTAAAAGTTAAATTAAATTAATGATTCTCATGAATCATTTCCTTTACCAAATGTGACTTGAGTGTTTCTATTAGGTTGACTAATAGGCATCCTACTGTCACTTTCACGCATAAGATTTGAATCGACTGACTGCATCTGGTCTGCTGCCATTTGATTGTAGTATGCACGTCGTTGTTCGACGGTTTCGATTGGCATCTTTGCGAGTACTAATCCACCTACTCCGATTACACCTGCGTGTCTTCCATCCTCTACAGTTGGTGCTTCAAACTCAGGGTGTTCTTCAGCTCTCACTGGTTCCCATCCTTCACGAATACGTTTTGACATATTCGCTTTGTCTTCTACTCCTACCATAGATTCTCTAAGCCATCTATAGATATAACCATCTGGTGGCGTTGGTGCGTCTAATAAAGACGGTGGTTGCCATGGTTTTGGGCGAGAGCCTTTGTCTCGACTATCTGCAGATCTTGGAGCTCGATCTGTTGTGGTGATTTCTTCTTTGTTATCAGCCATTTTTATCTCCTCACTTGACGTGTTTTGCGTACTCTTCAAGAGGAACACCTAATCTTTTAGCTATCGCTACCTGACTTGGAGTCAACTTGACAGTGCGTGCTTTACCTGCTGTTCCTCTTGCACCTCTGCTTGAGTTAGCTACAGGTTCCTGCACGTTATTATTTAATTGAGAAACTTCTCCTCCAGTATTAAACTTATGAGGAAAAGCCTTCGCCATTCTTGAATCAACCTCTGCATAATATTCATCAGAGGCTGGATCAAAACCTTCTTTTTCAACTAATTGCCTATGAAAAGCAAAAGCACTTGTAGTCATAGCTAAGTCTTCACCAAACCATTCATTCTTTGCTGCCCACTCTTGAGCTTTAGGGTCTGGTGCAACTTCTTGTTGAACTTCTTGTTGAACTTGCTGTTCTACTTGTGGAACTTCTACAGGTGTTTCTTTAGGTTCTGGTTTAACTCTTGTTAAACTTTCCTGCTCTACAGCCAGCTTTGCTATTTCTTTTTGAGCGTTCAACATAGCGTCTGTGTCGCCTATGTCGTGTGCTTGTTTATAGCGTTCTTCTGCTGATTGTAACTGTGTATCAACTCTAGCTGAATATTCATCATAAAGATTTTGATCTTTTTGTGTGAGACTAGCTTGAGTTGTATTAAGTTTTTCCTGAACACCTTTAGCGTATTCTATTGCTGCTTGTTCCCTTCTTTCTGCTTCTCTTATTTTATAGGTTAGTTTGTTAATTCTTTTCTTTACTGATTCACTATATTCAGCTATTTCTTCTTCGTCAGATACATCCTTCTCAGGTTCTGTTTGAGTCTCTGTAGGTTGGGCTTCTACTTCTTCAAGCGGAGTAGCTTGTTCAGTTGTTGCCTCTTCTAGTTCAACTTCTACTGTTTCTTCAACAGCTTCTTCTACTTGTTGCATGGATTCTGCCATGTTTCTCTCCTGTTGCGTGTTACTCTACATTTTCTGGGTTATTCACCACAGCTAGTATTTCATCATCGTTTATTAAACGCAAGTCGCCACCATCAATTTTGATTCTAGCTCCTGCGTACCTTCCAAAAATAACCCAATCTCTTGCTTGGCACCAAGCACCATTTGGGAACTTGTTCTTATCTTTGTAAGCATCTGGTCCCAATGATACTACGAAACCCACGTTAGTACCTAATCTTTCTTTTTCTACATAAGACTCAGCTAAGTGTATACCACCTTTAGTTACTGCTTTTTGTGTAAAAGGTAAGATTAATAATCTGTACCCTGTTGGTTCAGGTAGTTTCTCCATAAGAGATTCATCTTCCTGTACTGATTCAGGTGTAAACTCCTGAACTGGTTTCTCTTCACTTTTTAGTTCCCGTACCTTTTCTACATGATCAGGTATAGGTGTACCTTTTTTAGCTTCAGATTCCATCATTTTGCTCCTTTATATTTTGCAGGTCTATTATAATTCTCTCAGCTGAGCTTAGACCTGACAGCTCACCAAGAATTCTTTGATACCCCTCCCAGTCTTGAACACCACCAGTTTTTAGAACATCTGTAAGTTCCTCTTGTCTCTGGCGTAGTTCTCGTAATGTTTTTTCTACTATGTATAGTCCGTCCACTTAACAATCCCAATCTCTTCTTGCCCAGTAGTTTGCACTACATCTATCACTTTTAATACCACCGCTACGAGCACAATAAGATTTTTTACGTGCTTTATTATTTTTATGCATACCTAAGTTAGCATCCCCAAAAGTAATACGTTTAACTTTATTACCACCGCTACTACATTGACCAACAAAAACTACTTTACGTTTTTTACCGTATCCAGGTTCGCCTTTACGCAAAGCTCTTGGTTTATTAAGTGTTACTTTTTTACCTTGATATTCTGCCATCTTAAAAATATTTAGTTTTTCTCTTTTTATTGTTCATCACAGCACCACACCCTCTTGAAACAGCACCACCTGATACCATTGGTTTAGGTATAGCACCTTGACCCATTAATATATCTTTTCTTGTAATTTTACCGTCTCCACTAAAATCAGGGAAACCGCCTTTCTTTTCTCCACCTTTAGTCATTTTCTTTTTCTTTTTTCCTCCCTTTAATAAATCTTTATCTGCTTTTCTTGCTCCACCTTTACCTGTGGCAAAACTTCTTACACGACCACAGCCCCAACTATGTGAGCTTTGTCCTGGACGAGATCCTGAACTAAAGTATGCACCTTGACCTCTTTTATATACTTTGTTAAGTGTAGATTCTGATTTACCGCTACTCTTAGCATACTTCTTTACGCAAGCTGGTGTTCCCATTATTTCTTTTTCCTCCTCACAACTTTTCTCTTTTTAGTTGCTGGTTTCTTTTTATCTTTAGCTCTAGACTTTTCTACAGCTTCAAAATCTTTCTTTGTCATTTTACCAGAAAGATACTTCTTTCTAGTTTTGAGTATTTCCCTCTCTCTAGCTTTAGGGTTCTTAGCACCTTTAAGGTATGCTCTAGGTACACCCTTTTTACTTTTTGCTACTTTTGGAAACTTTCTCGTCATATAAATTATTAAATGTTATAGTTGGATCCATGTAACTATCATGTCCTTCTGCTGAGTGCGAGTATTGAGAGGGTCTGAAATCTGGTGCTCCTTCTCCAGTTACCCACAGTGCTGGGCTAGTAGCCCTCACTCTATTATTAGGTAATGCTACAAAGTTACCTTGCCACTCACAGTCTTCAGTTATATACAGTACATGAGACTGTTTATGTTGAGCTGAATCATCAGCTATATCATTACCAGTGTAGTCAACAGTAAACATATACTTACCATTATAAAAGTTTCCATCAATTTTGCAAAGCCACGGTGAAGAAGAAACTCTGTCCATTACCACAACAGAATGATCTCTTGATTCACAGTCCCACGGTTGAGCTATATGATCTTCCATGGGAACTGGAAAATCTTCACTAGGGATATCAGCAACTAGAGCTTGTATTGGCATCCTTGCCCACATCGCACCACCGTGTATATTTCCTTCGTCCCAATCTTCGCAGTTAGCTTCTTCTCCTGTAAACACAACCTGAAAACTTAATGATCTATCAGGGATCGTGTTAACTGCTATAGCGAGTGCGTGAAGATATTCTCCGTGGTATTTTTCGTGGTTATGTGTAAACTCTCTTCTTACCCAGCATTTAAAGTGCGGGATGTTACTGATGAGATGTGCCACTTATCTCCTTTTTCTTCTAGTAGTTTTGCGTTTTGCTCCACCTTTTGACATTTTACGTTTCATGCCACCTTTTGACAATTTACGTTTCCTGGCCATTTTACTTCTTCTCATTACCATGGTATTAACCCCATACTTTAGTTTTAGTTCCGCCCCAGTATTCTACAGCATGTCCTTCCGATATAAGTTTTTGACATATATCTTCGCCATCCGCAGTATATGGAACACCCAATATCCTGCCATACTTTCCCTTTCCTAGTGACTTCACTTTAAAGGTTCCGATGCAGAGTTCTTTAAGTCTTTCTTTTGCTTTTAAACCTAGTGCTTTTTCTGCTAGGTTTCTTGTTCTTGATTCTGGTGTATCTATACCAGCTAACCTGACCCTTTGTTTGTGTAGCTTGACATCAAATCCTAAGTCTAGGATACAGTCAAAAGTATCTCCGTCTACTACTCTATCTAATGTTGCTCTGTATACAAACTCGTCTGGTGCTTTACTCATGAGTATTTAGTAGTCTTCCTACGATTAGGCATGACTGCTCCACATCCTCTGTGTTTTGATTTCATAAATACTCCACCTGTTTGCATACCTCGAGCTTGTCTCATCTGCGCTTCTGTTGGTGCACCTTTGTCACCTTTCTTACGCATCTTTTCTCCACGCTTTCTCTTAGCATGAATGTTTGCCCAGAGTCCAGGTCTTTTCTTGGACACTACCTAACTCCGCTAGGGCTTGCGTTAAATTTAGTTCCTTTAGTTGCTGCTCCTTTACCTTGAACAGTTTTTTGACCTTGACCAAAAATATCACTGTTGCTTTTAGTTAAAACAACTGGACCTTTTACTGGTTTTGATAGGTCTATTTTATTTGGAGCAGGAAAACTAACTTCTTTATATTTAGTTGTGTCTTTCATTTAATCACCTTTTGAGTTTGTATCTGCTGATCTAACATCTTTCAATATTTGACCATAAGTTTTATTGTTATCATTTTGAGCCTTTAGTAAAGCCTCTTCTCTATCTTGAGCCACTTTCATTTCTGCTATTGCCTCTTGTGATTCTATTTTAGCTAAATCCACCTGACTTCGTAAAGCATCGGACTGAGCTCTTTGTGCTATTTCTTCACGTTTGAGTTCTACCACAGGATCTATTTGACTGTTTTGTTGCGCTTGTATCAGAGCTTGTTGCTGACCTGTTACTTGTTGTGTAGCATTAGCAGCAGCAAGTGCTATCTCATTCATTACTTGTGGATCTTGTATTTGCTCAAGTGGTGGAAGTTGTTGACCGAGTGCTTGTTCTATTTGTTGTTTATAAACCATAGAAGTATGTTCTTGTATATTTGCTTGTATGGCTTGTAATGCTATGGGGTTTTGTTGCATCATAGGATTCTGTAAGAAAGCTGTGTGTGCAGTTATGTAAGCATCGTGATTCTGGAACTCAAAAGCCTTAATAGGTTGCCCCATGATCGCTGCTTGTTGTTCACTCACTGGATCTCTAGGTGGCACTTCTTCTTGAGGCGGTAAAAGTAGATCTATGTTTTTTACTTCTAGGGCTTCATACATTCTCTTATACGCTTCACGTAGATTGTGTATTTGAGGTGCAGCTTGTGCCATCTGTAGTTCTTGTTGAGCTAACATCACACGTTGAGCCATACTAAATATATTAGGATCACTGACTGGAATAATATCTACACGATCATCAAAATCTGACTGTTTGATATCAGAAGGTGCGCCCTCCACCGCATAGGGGTATGACGGTGGCAATGATCTAGAGAAAACTCCAGCCAGTAACCTAAATTCTTTCTTTTGAGCAAAGTGTAAACGTTTATGTATAGCTGACATAACCTTTGTACCACGCTCTAACATAGCTACAGTTGTACCTACTGGCAGTTGTTGACTACCTATATCACCAACTTGCATGTCTGCTATGCTTGCAAACCTTCTACCTGAGTCGATAAGTATGCCTAATAGTTGACTAAGTACATTACTTGGCTCTTTATACGGTAAAGGCATCAAGGCATCACGTATTGTGCCTCCTGGAACGTCAACATCCCTAAATTCTCCAGGTCTGAGAGGTTCATCTTCACCTTGTACACGCATACCACGTGCTTTAAACCCTGCAGGCAGGTTACTTAGCGTTCCAGCGTCAATTAATTGTCTTAAAATAGAAGTTGCGGACTTAGTTAGCCCTCCAATCATGTGAATTAAACCAAAACCGTAAAATCCGAGTCCTGGAAGGAACTTATAGTGTACAAAATACTCTTTTTTACGGAATAATTCGTCATCCATAGCCCAGTTTCGCCTAATTGCGAGTATTTCACCTGATTCTTCAAGGATAGTAACGATATAAGGTACACCAAACTCGTATTCATCAATGCCTTCTAGCTCTAAATCAACATGAATCTCTAATAAAGTGTATTCATTGTAGTCACTGGTCGGTCTACTGAGTCCTTGAAGCTCATCAATCTTGTCTTTTGCTTCATCATAGCTCCCTTCTCCAGGAGATCCGATGTCAAAATCACGATAAACACCGCTTAATTGCATCTTTCTGATGTCATTCCCTGTCATTGTGATGACGTGGGTGATTCTTGGTGATGTTTCTAAGTTAGTTGTGTCGTAACTTACGACTAAGTCTTCTGCTTTTACAAAGGCAGACGTGGCTCTACCTAGTAGTGAGTCAAAATAAACCTTTTTAAATGCGCTACCAGCCAATGGTAAGTAAAATAACAGACTATCCATATCAGGATCATACTCTTCCATAACCTCTGTTATCTGGTAGTTCATAAAATCCTTGACACGTTTACTTTGCTTTGCTATCTCTGGTGTGTCAAGTCCTACCACTTTTGTGTTGACGGGACCATTAGCTGGTAGCAATTCTTTATAGGCTTGTGCCTGAAACTGTGTAGCTGCTTCTGAGAGGAGTGGGTGAGTTACTCCACTTGCTCCTGGGAATGGCATGTCACGTTCTTCTGACTTGATACCTAATAAGTCAAGACCATCAGAAAAAGTTTGTAACCATTCATCACGTGATTCTTTGTCTTCTTCAAAAGCTCCGATAAGTTCACCTGATATTTCGCTAAGTGAACTTGAATCTAAAACTAAAGCTAGGTTTGAGTTGTGTTCTGTTTCTAATGCTTCTGTGTCTTCCATAGGAAGCATCTGACCGTTAGCTCCAACTTGAAACTCTACACCACCGTCATCAGTTGAGTCTTCTAGTTCTACGACTACCTCTTCTTCTGACGTTATAGGATTCTCCCGTTTAGGATATCTTTGTACTTCTATAGCCATAGTTCTCCTTTATAAGTTATCAATAATAACTTATTTTCTTCCGATATAAAACTTCTTCTTCGTAATCACTTGGTAGTTGTACAAAGCCACCTTGCCTAAATCTCATTAAGGCTTGTGTGGTTGAGTCTACTAAGTCGTCGTGATCACCTGCTGGGAAAGCTGCACATTCTTCTATTACATCCTTTGCCCAATTAGTATCAGGATACCAAACCATACC